GCCATGCGCTGGGACGGCGGCAAGGTGGTGCTCTCGGCCATGCCGCGCCGCGACTGGTCGCGCGAGGAGTTCGAGGGCCGGCGCACGCCGATCAAGATCAAGCAGGCGAGCCGTCCGGTCAACCACCTCGTGTGCCTAGGCAAGGGCGAGCTCGCCCAGAGGACCGTGATCGACCTGTACGCAGACGAGTCGGGCAACGTGTCCAAGACGCAGAGCATGTTCGGCGTCGACGAGGTGGAGCGCGCCTACGACTACAGCTCGGCCGAGGACGCCGACCTCGAGCAGGAGGGGATCAAACGCCTCAAGGAGCTGCAGGACGCGAGCACTTGCGACGTGCCGGAGCTGCCGCCGAACGCGGACTTCGACGTCGGCGACGTCGTGGGAGGGCGCGAGAGCCGTCTCGGGGTCTTCGTGACGGCGACCATAGTGCGCAAGGTCGTGACCATCGGCAGGCGCGGGGTGACGTCCTCGTGCGAGGCGGGAGGCGCGTCCTCTCGCCGGGTGACAATGGCGCTTTAATGGCTGCGAGGTGATCGACGGATGCACGTATGCGACATAAGGCTCGACCTGCGCAAGCCCGACTGGGACAGACCCCCCGTGCGCGTGATGCGGGGCGACGCCGACGCTACGGTCGTGCGGGCCCATATCCTCGACGGCGGGGAGCCGGCCGACCTCTCGCACGCCCAGGCGAGGTTCGAGGCGGTCAAGCCGGACGGCACGTGGGTGCGCGAGGAGGCGGCGGCGAAGCCCGGCGGCGTGGTTGAGTACGTGCTCCCGCCGCAGGTGTCGGCCGTCGAGGGCCTCATCGAGGGAGCCTGCTTCCGCCTGATCCGAGACGGCGCGGTCGACTCGGCTGGCCCGTTCGCGATCGAGGTGCTGCCGTCGATCGAGAGCGCGGGCGCGGGCGAGTCGGGCTCGTACTGCCCCGAGCTCGACGGGCTGATGAACGAGATGCGGCAGCTGATCGTCGACGGAGGGGCCAAGGACTACGCCGCCCTGGTCGGCAAGCCGTCGATCGGCGGGAAGACGCTCGAGGGGGACATGGCGCTCGAGGACATCGGAGTCGTCGAGCTGGGAAACGTCGAAATCGAGTCGATGTTCAACGAGAAGATGGCCGAAAGGACCGGACTATGGCAATCAAGGTGACGTCTGAAGGCGGGCTGCTCTACTTTTTGCAGAAGCTGCGCCAGCTGTTCGTTCCGCGCGAGCTTCGCACTGGCTCGTCGAGCGAGTACAAGGTGCTGTCGGACAACAACCTGACCGACGGCCTCGTCGCGAAGATCGAGAACGCGGACAGCCACGTGTTCAGCGGCTCCTACTCCGACTTGACGGCGAAGCCGTCGATAAACGGCAGGACGCTCGAGGGATCCCAGTCGCTCGCCGACCTCGGCATAGCGGCGGCCGCCGACGTGCCGACGAGGGTGTCCCAGCTGGCGAACGACAGCGGCTTCGCGGTCGCGACGACGGTCGGCGAGGACATCGCGGCCGGGGACAAGGCGACGCTCGCGAGCGCAAAGAAGTACGCCGATGACAAGGCGGCCGCGATCCACGTCCCCGCGAAGGTGTCCGAGCTGACGAACGACTCCGGATACCAGACGTCCGCCGACGTGCAGTCCTCGGTGGACGGCGCCGTCGGGGCAGCGAAGAGCGAGCTGCAGTCGGCCATCGAGAGCGCCGTGAGCTCCACCTACAAACCAGCCGGATCCGTCGCCTTCGCGAGCCTCCCCGCGCCGTCGAAGGCAAACCTCGGCAAGGTCTACAACGTCACCAACGCGTTCACCACGACGGCGTCATTCGTCGAGGGAGCAGGTCAAACGTACCCTAAGGGCACCAACGTGGTGTGCGTCAACACGTCGGGAACCACATACATGTGGGACGTGCTGGCGGGCATGGTCGACCTGTCGCCCTACCTCAAGAGCGCAGACCTCTCGACCGTGACCAACGCCGACATCGACGCGATGTTCTAAGGGCGCCCCCATGTCCATCAAAGCGTTGACCGACGACGGGCTCCGGTACCTGGTCGCCAAGCTGAAATCGACGCTAGCCCCCAAGAGCCACGCGTCGGCCGACACCTCGTACGGAGCGGCTTCGTCCGGCAGCTACGGGCACGTCAAGCTCTCGTCGTCGGCCGCGGCTGCGAACGGGACGGCCTCCGCCGGCACGGCCAACGGCATCGTGGCCAACGCGAACCACGTGCACCCCAAGCAGGCGATGGACAAGGCGACCTCCACGGCGATCGGGGCGGTCAGGCCGGACGGCACGACCACGACGGTGGACGGCGACGGCGTGCTGAAGGCGATCCCTCCGACCGACCAGGCCATGTTCCTGGCCGCCCATCGGGTCGGCTCGTACCTGGAGACCGACGGAACCAACCCCACGGCCTGGGGCGGCACCTGGCAGCAGGAGCCCAGCCTCGGGCCGTACAAGTGGAAGCGCACGAAGTAAGGGAGGCCCCATGGCCAAGACGGACGGATACAGCAGGCTCGCGTGCGACCGCAAGACGTGCGACACGGTCGAGTACCTGCAGGGCAACGATCCCCGCACGGGATCCTGGAAGACGGTGAAGCGCCTGACCGCCGACGGCGTGGAGGCGACGATCACGCTGTGCCCCGACTGCTACCCCGGCTACAAGGCCGTGGCCGAGGCCAACGACAAGGCCGTGAACTCGTATCTGGAAGGAGCGCAATAATGGGCATCGAGCTGGTAACCGGCTTCACGGGCAAGGCGCATATCTCGTCCCTCGACGTGGCGAAGTTCAACGCGGGGGCGTTCGGCTCCGGAGAGTACGTGTTCGCAGGCGTCAAGGACGACAAGCTCAAGGCCACCATGGCATCGTCCAACAAGGTGCATATCTCCTCCGGCAACGCCATGATGCAGGGTCGCCATTTCTGGGTCGACGCGGCTGGAGTCGACCTGACGGTGCAGACCGGCACGCAGAGCCAGAAACGCAACGACCTGGTGGTGGCCCGCTACGCCAAGAACGCATCCACGGGCGTCGAGTCCGTGAGCCTCGTCGTCATCAAGGGCACGCCCACGACCGGCACGCCGGCCGACCCGTCGTACACGCGCGGAGACATCCTCAACGGCAACGCGTTGGCGAATGACATGCCCCTGTGGCGCATCCCTCTTAACGGCATCACGGTCGGCACGCCGGTGCAGCTTTTCAAAGAATTCACCTCTGCGAAGGACGCTTGGAATTCCGTATCCCAGCGCGAGCTGATATGGTCGGGAGCGTTCTTCATGCGGGCTACGCAGTCGATTCAGATCCCGAAGGGCGTCAACGCGTACTCCACAGGAATCATGCTCGTTTGGTCGGCGTATGCGGACGGGGTGGCGCAGGATTACAACTTCCACAGCTTCATTGTACCTAAGGAGGTCGTTTCCAGTCATAACGGCTTTGGCCACAATTTTTTCCTAGCCACGCAGTGGTTCAGCAGCTTCGCGGACAAGTACGTTTACATCAACGAGAACAGCCTGGTCGGGCACGAGAGGAACGATGCCTCGGGGACCGGCGCTTCGGGGGTGGTGTACGATAACAGAGCATTCGTTTTGCGCGAAGTATGGGGCGTATAGCTTTCCGCGCTCGTCACGGAACGGCGATCCATGCGACCCGAGGGCCGCGAGGGCCTTGCGAGGCGTTGGCGACGCAGATATCGAAGCCGTCCGTCGCAACGTTGCACGCGCAGACCGTCACGGATCCGTACACGTACGTCAGCTCCGCATCCAGCGACGCTACTACGGCTGGTTTTGATTTGTACGGCTCTCCGAACGCGACATGCGTCATGCTCGTCCCATTCGGCGGGGCCTCGTTCGCTTTCATCACGCCATGGGATACGGAAAGCTATGCCTATATCAGGTAGTACGAGAACGTGCTTATTAAACGCGTCAAAGTCTTTTCCGCCTCCATGCTCCATACTTTCATCGTGCCGTCTGACGACACCTCTGCAGCCGCATTAACGCTGTCTCCGCTGATTGGCAGACGCTGCCAGCTTCGCGGCCTCGCTATCTCGGGTATGACGCATAGCTTGGCTCCGGACGTTCCGATCGACGTGCCGGAGACGTTCGCGAAGCCGACGACGAGCGTCCCGTACCGGACGAACCGAACCTTTCCCGTGCCGGTAGCGGGTGCAGCTTCCGCTACCTGGGATACGGAAAGCTAGGCTAGAGGACGGCCAGCCATGCAACGTGCGTGTTTGTGTTGGTTCCGCGATACAGAAACACACTAAATCCGTTTGCGTCCACGCTCCCTGCGTTGACGTCAACGTCGTTTGGCGTTGCCGAGTTTGCGTTGACGACCACAACGGGTACATCGGAAAAAGGCGTTTTGAAATCGACGCGTTTCTCGACTACAGCTTTAGCGCTCGACATGACCATCAGCCTGCCGGATTGTATATGGGATACGGAAAGCTACGCCAAAAAAAACACGGCTTGGCCGTGAGCATAGGCTCCCTTCTGCGACATCGTGATGGCGGAAGCGCCCCTGTTTCGCAGAAAAGCCCTGGATCCTTCGACCGTGACGTCAAGAGTCGCCTCTCCGTAGCTTTCGACCGCCACGACGCCGAACGCAGTCTTAGCCGCAGCGATGCCGGTCGGCAGCTCACTGTTTTCGAGGGTTTGCCACGGCTGCATTGTCCCGGTGATGATCAGCTCGACATCCAGCACGGCAATTTTGCCGTATGTTTGCAATGTGGCCCAGTTGCCAACAGCGGCCTGGGATACGGAAAACTATGCGGCCAGCAGCATCTTCCTTGGCTTGCCCGCGCTCTTGACCAGCAGAGTCTCCACGGCGTCCTGAGCGGCGACGCAGATAGCGCGGCGCGGGACTATGTAGTGGTCGTACGCCGTCGATATGTCGGTGTGCCCTAGCATCATGGCGACCGTCTCGATGCCGATGCCGGCCTCTATAGCGAGCGTCGCCCAGGTATGGCGCAGATTGGTCATGCTGACGTGCGGCAGGCGCATGCGTTTGCACCACGACTTGATCGAGCGCGCAACCTTGTCGGGCGACACGTCTCCGGTGATGAGGCCCTTGCCCCTGATCTGGCGCAAGCGGTTGATGGCGAACCTGGGAAGGTAGCATGACCTCGTTGACTTGTCGGTTTTCGTGCCCTCGGTCACGACCTCTCCGCCCACGCACTGCCGCGACTTGCTCACGCGAACCTCGCCTGTTTTGAGATTGATGTCCCCCCACGTGAGCGCGCACGCCTCGCCCCTCCGGAGCCCCATCGTCACGGAGCAGATGGCAACGGCCTCCATGGCATGGCCCCACATGCCGCGCAGCATGGCCGTGACGCCTTCCGCGTCCAGCACGTCGGGACGGTACGGCTCCTTCGCCGGCAGCTCGACGTAGAGGGTCGGATCGGGGATATGCAGGCGCTTTGCCCTAATCCACCACCGCACGATCTGGCGCAGGCACTTGTAGGCTTTCTCGGCGGCGCCGGCACGATCGAACCCGTCCACCCACTCCTGCAGGTCGTCGGGATCGATGTCCTCGATCTCGCACGAACCCCACCTCGGCAGCACGTGGAGGCGCACCGAGCTGTCGTATCCCGCCACGGTCGAGGGGCGGCGCTTCTTCGACTTCTCCGGCAGGTAGTGGCTCTCGTAGATCTCCGCGATGTTCATGGCTCGGCTCCTTTTCGACTCAAAAATCCCAGGCGCTTTTCGCGCGTTTCCAATCATAAGCGCGCTTGGGATTTTCCGGGATCAGGTGACTCGTGCGGGACTATGGCGCAGACGGAAAGCGGCGTACACGAGGAGGTGATCCGGTTGGACCAGTGCCTCGAGCATTCGGCCCATGAGCGGGCCATCGCGCTGCACGACAAGCGCCTCGAGGCGCACGGCGGGGAGATCGACGAGCTGCGCGAGTGCGTTGTCAGGCTCACCGCGATACAAGAGGCCAACACAGCCTGGCAGACGGCCGCCGAGGAGCGCATAGCGGCTCTGGAGGCCGCGCCCGCGAAGAGATGGGACAGCGTCGTCAACTACGCCCTCACGGCGGTCCTGGCGTTCGTGGTCGGGATCGTGGCAACTCATCTCGGCATAAACATCTAGAGATCGGAGCAGGAATGAACAAGGAGCAGATCAAGGCTATCGGCACCCTGGCGGTGGCGCTGGGCGCGCTGGGCCTCGTGTTCGCCATCACCTTCGGCGCGATCGACCCCGACGCGCTCACAGGGGCCGTGGCGGCGGTGCTTGCCATCGGCACGACCGTCGTCGCCTGGTGGCGCAACAACAACATGACCGAGGCCGCCCAGGACGCGCAGAAGGTGCTGGATAGCCTCAAAGACAAGGAGTAGACATGAATGACAACCGGGTGTTCCCTGAGCAGGTCGACTCGATCCTGGCAGCAGCCGAGATCACGGTCGAAGATCGTTTCGGCTGCATGACCGTGGTTCATGCGAAGCTTCCGTGCGGCTTCATCGTCACCGAGACTTCGGCGTGCATCGACCCAGAGAACTACGACCGCGATCTAGGCGCGAAAATCTGCATGGGACGCGTCCGAGACAAGGTATGGGAGCTTGAAGGCTATCACAAGATGCGCACGGCGGAAGAGCGGGAGGAGTGACCATGGACTGGATCGGCCTCAACGCGGATGTCGAACGCATCCTAACCAAGCACTACACGCCGGGTCGCAACGGCTCCATCAAGGCCGTGACCATCCACCACATGGGCGGCAACCTGAGCATCGACGGCTGCTACAGCACGTGGCAGACGCGCGAGGCGTCCGCCCACTACGCGGTGCAGGCGGACGGCACCATCGGCCAGCTGGTCAACGACTGGGACACCGCCTGGGCGTGCGCCAACGCGTGGGCGAACAGCAACACCATCAGCATCGAGCACGCCAACAACCAGTTCGGGCCGTGGACGGTCAACGACACCGTGCTCGACCAGGGCGCGCACCTCGTGGCGGCGATCTGCCGCAAGTACGGCCTTGGCCGTCCGGAGTGGCTGGTGAACGTGTTCCCTCACTCCCACTGGTCGGCGACCGACTGCCCCGGCGAGCTTCAGCGCAGCCAGAACGCGGAGTACATGGCCCGCGCCCAGGCTTGGTACGACGAGATGGGCGGCGGCGCGGCTCCTTCTCCCGCCCCTTCCCCCGCCCCGTCCGTCGGCATCCCCGATCTGCGCTACCGCGTCCGCACCGCCAACGGGGTGCTGCCGGAGATGGTCGACCACACCGACACGGGCGGTTCCGGAGACGATTACGCGGGCGACGGATCGCCGATCCTGTATCTCGCCATCGATATGCCGGGGTGGTACCAAGTGCGCACGCAGCGTCAAGGCTGGCTGCCGCGCGTCAACAAGTACGACATCAACGACCTGGAGGACGGCTGTGCCGGCGACGGCTCACCGATCACGGCGGTGCGCTGCTATTACGAGACGCAGGATCCCGACGCGACCGGGTGGCTCGGCATCGAGTACTCGGTGGCTAACGTCGGAGAGGGCTTCCTGGCCGACATGATCGACCTCGACGACACGAGCGGATGCGGGGACGACTACGCTGGCAACGGCGGCATGGTGTCGGCGTTCCGCGCCCGGCTGGTTAGACTGTAAGGAGCTGGCATGACCAAAGACGAGATCAAGCGGATCCTGGACGAGATGGGCGTGGAGTACGGCAAGGATGCGAAATTGGCCGAGCTGGAGACGCTGTACGCCTCGCATGCGACCGAATCGCAGACGCATGCCGACAAGGCCGAAACGGCAGCCGAGAACGACTCTCCGCAAGCCTGGGACGGTTCCGACGATGGCGAGCAGTCCGAGGAGATCGGTCACGACCGAGCCGTCGTATCGGCGGCGCACGGCCTGAACATGCGCGACGAGCAGAACGGCAACGTGATCCACGTCCTGCCCCGCGGCGCAGAATGCGACGTGCTCGAGCGCGACGGGGAATGGTGCCGCGTTTTGTACAGAGCGGAAGGGTGGGTGCGCAGCGAGTTCCTGTACGGCTGATGCCCGTATAAGCGTATTTCGGTATACCACTTGGTATACCACCTGGTCAAAAAAAAGGTCAGAAGCCGATGTTTTTGGCTTCTGACCTGGTGTTTCAGATGGTGCGGGCGAGAGGACTTGAACCTCCATGGGGTTGCCCCCATACGGACCTGAACCGTACGCGTCTGCCAATTCCGCCACGCCCGCACAACAAAGGCTTCTTATCGAAGCGAGTGAACATGATACCTGAGTTCATGGATCGTGACAAGGAGAAATTACACGTTCTTTGAATTTTTCCGAAAGCTACGAAAAGCCGCGTGCGCCGCGGGAAGCAGGAGCACGGTCGAGACGGCAAGCAGAACGAAGTCGATCGGGTTGCCGGTAACGTAGGTTTGCTGCAGGTTTCCCGCCAGCAGCTGCGGGCCCGCGTACAGGAAGTTGAACGCGGCGTGCACGGCGACGAGCGTCCACAAGTTGCGCGTTCCGAAGTACATCGCTGCCATGAACAGGCCGAACAAAGCGGCTTGCACGGGTTTGCACGCCGCCTGCGCAACCGCGACGAGATCGGCGGCATCGACGGCCGAGGCAACTTCGCCCAGCGACACGTGCAGCGCGCCGAACAGCACGGCCGACACGAGAGCCGCTCGCAGCATGCCGCGTCGGCCTCCTCCCAACGCCGGAGCGAACGCATCGAGCGCCAGCACCCGGAAGACGCCCTCCTCGAACACGGCGGTCA